CACAAAAAGACTTTGTGCTTGAAGTCTACAGCTCACCTGTTTTGTATTCAGGACGTTGTCTGCAACAACGGTCAACAGTACGCCCGACACCGTACTGCCACCTCCCTATCCCCCCCCGCCAACATGCTTCTTTTTGAACTTTTGATCGGAGCTAGCGTCAAAGCTGTTAAGGACTTCATCAGCCACTGCTATTCACGACTTAAAAGCATATATTATGCTTTCAAAAGATGGCTGTTGGAAATCTCCGGGCAATTTAAGGCCCATGACGCTTTTGTCAACATGTGCTTTGGGCACATTGCTGACATCGAAGACTTCGAGGCTGAACTCGCTGAAGAGTTCGCCCTGAAGGAGGAAGAGATCGAGGAGGCAAGAAGCCTCATGCGACTGCTCACCGCCCAACAAGCCAAATCTGGGGTGGTGGAGGCCTGGACCGACTTCTTCGTGAAGTCGAGAGGCGGGGTTTATGCCCCGCTTTCCTGCGAGCCTTCCAAAGCAGAGCTTGAGGTCAAAGCCGATAAGCTCGAAAGACTACTTGAGGACATGCACAAATTCGAAGTGCAGGCGGCAAAAAAATATATAAAAGAAAAAGGCCGCGGGTTCATCAACTGCTGGAACGATCTCCGTTCCAGACTCAAGTTAGTCAAGGAGGTAAGAGACGAGGCCAAAGACAACATCAAGGCCGCCTCCAAAATCGGCGTGGAATTCTCCGCACCCACCAACATCCAGGACCTATACACCTTCACAAAGGTTGAAAAGGTCGAGACTGGCCTCATGAAGGAGGTCACAAAGATGGTGCAAGGGGAGGAAACCAAGCACATGGAGCCTATCACTGAGGATATGCGCTCCATTAAGGACACAGCGGAAGACCGAGAGGCCGCCTCCAAGTGGATAACAGAGGTGGTTAAATTGAAAAATTCAACCCTGTCTGCCGACGAACTGTCCATGGCCACCATCGCCCGGTATGTGGAAAATATCGGAGAAAAATACAAACTCGACATTGCTTCCAAAACATATCTTAAGCAATGTGCAATGATGTCTGTCCCAATTCCCACTCAAAAAGACATCAAAATGAAGATGGTGATCCAGAGCCCTGCGGCACGAGCTGCGCGTGAGCGCGTAGCTGTGCTTGATTCCCAGGGTTTTTAGAGGGGCTCTGTGCCTCCTCCGGTTTTGAAAGTCCCTTTTCTCTATTAGGACTGCCGGAGATTAAGGTCACAGACGGAGCCCGTTTACGTAAGGTTAGTAGTAATATTAGGTACCTAACTCAAACCCACCTCGGCTTGGTATACAAAGCCCCAAACGCCTCCCTGCACAATGCCTTGGTTGCAGTGGAGAGAAGAGTGTTTACAGTTGGTAAGGGGGACAAAGCTATCTACCCCCCCCACCCAGAAAATGACATTTTCACTGAGACTATGGACTACTTCGCCGAGTCCGTAATTGACAAGGTGGTACACTGTAAGACTTACACTCCACAGCAGCTAGCTCTTAGCTATAGCGCAGGGAAAAGAGCCCAATACTTCAAAGCCGTCGAGTCACTTAAGAAAGAACCTTATCAGATGAAGGACTCGAATGTTCAGGCATTCCTCAAGAAGGAGAAGCATTGGATGACCAAAGCCATCGCCCCTCGCCTGATCTGCCCCCGCTCCAAGCGGTACAATATCATCCTTGGAACTCGCTTGAAATTCAACGAGAAGAAGATCATGCACGCTATCGATAGTGTGTTTGGATCCCCCACTGTGCTTTCCGGCTATGATAGCTTCACTCAGGGTGAAATTATAGCCGAAAAGTGGCAAAAGTTTGCATCACCCGTCGCCATCGGTGTTGATGCTAGCCGCTTTGACCAGCATGTGTCAGAGCAGGCGCTTAAGTGGGAACACGGGATATACAATGGCATATTTGGCGACATTGAATTGGCCACCGCTCTCGAACATCAGCTTGTAAATAACATCAAAATGTTCGTTGAGGACAAAATGCTTACATTTAAGGTGAGAGGCCATAGGATGTCCGGGGACATAAACACCAGCATGGGAAACAAACTCATAATGTGCGGCATGATGCATGCATACTTTAAAATGCTGGGTGTTGAAGCTGAGTTGTGCAACAACGGAGACGACTGTGTCATCATCACTGAGAGAGCCAATGAGAAGCTCTTTGATGGCATGTACGACCATTTCTTGAAATACGTCTTCAACATGGTGACGGAAGCCCCAGTTTATGAACTCGGGGAACTCGAATTTTGTCAATCAAAACCCGTCAGAATAGATGGTAAGTGCAGAATGGTAAG